CCAATGATCGATATGTTCGGTCCTGACTGGTCGCCTGAACACGGTGCTTACCTGATGCGGGCGAGCACGTTCGGCAACCTTCGAATGAATCCGAAATTCATGTGCAAGATTGCTGGCCTGCAGCACTACATCGACGCTGGTGGCTAAGCCACTCGTTCACGAATTGTCTTCCTGATCTCACCAATACTCAGTCTCCTCGGAGAAACGCTATGTCCACTCAACTTGCTGTCGACCAATACAAGGGTCGTAAAAATATCGTCGACCGTGAGAACGGCCGGAAACTGGGTGAGGAAGGTCTGCTGGAAGACACCGTTCTTCAGGACGGCCAGATGCACCGTTCACGCTCTGCGATGAACATCACGTGTCGCATCGTGCAGTACAGCGGATCCGGCACTCTGTCGGCACGCGATCAGGTGTCCTACGACACCGATCAGTACGGCACTCATGTCAATGCCGAAGTGGCTGATGGCGTGGCTCCGGATGGCATCGTCGATCCGTTCCTGACGAAGACGATCAGTAACGGCGACACGTTCCTTCTGTTTACGAAGGGTCCGTGTGAGGTCACTGTTGACGGTGCTGTCGCCGGTCCATTCGTGGCTGGTGCTGGTTCCGCCAAGGCAAAGACCGCGACACTTGTAACTGCCGGCCGGTTTGGACGTACCCTTGAAGACGGTACTGGCAAGGCAGATGGCAATACCATGCGTGTCTATCTGCTTTGTGAAGGAAGCGCCACTCTCTGATTTACTGACGTGGGGTAGAACAGTCTGGTAGTTCGCGGGGCTCATAACTCCGAGGTCGCCGGTTCAAATCCGGTCCCCACCACTTTTCATCACAGGATTCTTAGTCATGGCAGACACGAAAAGCACCTCGCTCCCGAACTCAAACGGCACTGTGATCAAAGAAGATCGTCTTGCCAAAGCGACCAGAGGGGGAAGAGGCCGCTAAGGTTTGAGGTCTCTCAATGGTTTCGGAAGCACAGCAAAATCAAATTTTCGGTGCGGACATTGTCTGCAGCGAATGCGGTGTGCCGAAGGCTCCTGATGCGTTCAATGAAGCCAGTGCTGTCTGCAAAGGCTGCACTCCGAAGGTGATCAGGCGGCAAGAGGTTGTCATTACACCTGAGGAACATCACCAGAACGAGTTTACGGCACAGCTGCGTGAACTCCGCAAGACGTCTGAACCGCAGATCGTCAACGGCATCCAGAAGGCTCTTGACCTTCTCGGTGAGTCCCCACAGGAAATCGCTGCTCAGTGCATTATTGAGCTGAAGAATCCCGGTCAAGGACGATCGGATCTGTCCCCTGAACAGATCGCCGCACTGCCGAAGGATTACAAGACCATCGGTGCTTTCACGCGGATGTTGCAGGAAGCACAGATCATCCATGACAAGGATTTGGATGGATCTAACAACCCGTTCGAAGACATGACGCCCGAGCAGCTGAGAGCCACGATGTTGCAGGGTGCTATCGACCATGCCGAACGCAACCGCGAACTTCGAATCAAGCTGATCAGGGCATTCGCCGATCGCTGCCCCTCATTCTTCGAGGAAGTCACTGAGGTTGCTCAGTCACTCGCTGAGGTGGCAGCATGAAGCCACTGGACACACGCCAGCTAATGCAGGCTGTCGCAGCACTGCACAATCACGAACACGATGGGCTGCGACTGTTCCGGCCGACGAAGCTCCAGGAGAAAGCCCTGCGGCGGATGTCGTTAGAGCAGTGTTTCGAGATTCTGATCGTTGCCGGTAACCGTGCCGGAAAGTCGGTTCTGGCAGCTGCGTTCTTCGCCTCATTCGTCCGTGATGAACCAATCACCACATGGAATGGTGAGAAGATTCATTGCCGGCCTAAGCGGCTGCGCGGCATGACAGTCAATACATGGGTTATTGGTGACCATCTAAAACATATCGGGATGACGGTCTACCGCCTGTTGTTCGAGAAGGATCCGTCCAAGGGTCTGTTCAAGATCATTCGCGATGAGAGCACTGGTTCATGGCGAGCATGGCAGCCAGTGATGTTCCCAAACGACTGGGCACGTAAGAACGAAACTGTCTGGGCACCACCGATCATTCCGGAGAATGTGATTGCTGACGATGGTTGGAGCTGGGCGCAGGGCCGCAAAGCAGACAACGAGTTCCGCAAGGTCAAGATGAAGAACGGCAGTACGATCTATGCGTTCGCGTCTTCGGCTGAAGTAAAGCAGGGTGACCCTTGTGACCTGATCTGGAACGACGAGAACATCGTCAACAAGTGGTACTATCAGGAATGGCTGGGACGTCTTCGCGATGAAGAAGGAATGATGATGTGGAGCACCATCCCACGGGACAACTGCTACATCTTCAACGAAGTGATTAGCCGGCTGGAAGACCAAGAAGAAGAGGTTGATTCAGGCCAGCGAGATCCGGCTGAGCATTTCACAGCTAAGATCGAACTCAGCTATTTGGACTCACCGTTTATCCCCGATCGGCAGAAGGAGCTGGCGCTGGAGCAGGCTGGCGACCGAGACGCCATGGTGCGTATCTACGGTAAGCGATCAACACAGCTGATATCGATCTATCAGGACTTCAACGCGAACTACCATTGTGTCAACTTCGGTAATGAGCAACTGAACGACGCAGTCACTAACGTACTCCGCGAGAACAACTGGCTGCCGCCAGCTGACTGGACACGAGAGCTGATCGTTGACCCCGGTACTCAGAAGCCAGCTGTGTTGCTGGGTGCTATTCCTCCACCGTCTTTCTGGGACGATGGTGAACCATACTACGTCTGCTATCGCGAGATTTTCATACGACGGGCAAGCCCGTCAAAGATCGCTGAAGAGGTGATGCGGACGGAGCGGGACTTCACCTTCGAACGGTTCATCATCGACAACCGCTGCGGCCGGCAGAAACCGCCCGGTTTCGTTGAGACTGTCGCCTTCCAGTACACAAAGGCGTTCCGGCACGCAGGACTGGTCAGCCGTCAGACAGGCTCGGACTTCATCTCAGGTGATGACAACTTTGCTCGCCGATCGAAGCAGGTCATCACATCCATGCGGTCACGTCCATGTGGTCGACCACAGCTGCGGATCATCACGCAGGCATGCCCGAACCTTGTGAAGCAGTTAAACAGTAACGTGAGGAAAACAACGCCCGATGGCGAGCCTACAGAGGTTGCTGCTGACAATCAGGTCGACGACATGCGTGAGACGCTTGAGTATTGGATCAGTCGTCGCCCCACTTACTTTGAACCACCTGTTGTCGCTCGTGACGTGCGTAGTCCGGCACAGATTGCACACGACCATATCGTGAATGAATTCATGGAGAATAAGGCAAGGCAGCCAACAACCCAAACTCTGAACATCGGAATCCCAGCCTAATGGCCAAGAAGAAATCAACCTCCAGCGAACCCAAGTCAGTCCAGACCAGAGTCGAGATCGGCGACATAGTGTATTGGTTCAAGAACGGCATCACGTCGAACACCCCATTACCCGCGATCGTGACCGTTGATCGTGGCACAGATAACCTCGCGATCACTGTCTTTGCGCCAGACGGACACTGGCCACTGGACGGTGTGAAGCACAAAGATGATCCAAATCTAAGGCCAGCTCACTTACAGCGAGTCGGCTGTTGGGCGGAACGAGAGTAATACACGGATGTATAATTCGCCGGCGCAACTTCAAGGTCAGTTCTACGGTCCTCTCACTCAGATATGGGTGGAGAGGATCCGAGCTGCGCATGAGTCCAAAAATCGGTTTAATAAGATCGCTAAAGCCTGCAATGACTTCTACGAGTCGCAGGCCGGATTCATGTGGACGCAGAAGGAATACTTCAACGGTTCGTTGCCTAAGCCGAAGTTTGCTATCACGATCGCAAAGGCATTCGAGTTTGTCAGCATCTTTGGGCCTCACCTGTATTGGCAGTACGCCAACCGAACGGTGATGTCGCAGCGACAGCTGAAGCTGACGCCCGAAATCTTCGGTGACATGAATGATCCTCGCGTCCAGCAGATGGCCGAGCAGATCATGCAGCAGGAGGCTCAGGAGCAGGCGCTGCACAATTTCGGCAACGAGATGATGTCGACCGTGCTGAACTGGACGCAGCGAGAACAGCCGGGTGGTTTGGTGACTCATGGTCAGCACGCTGTCACCGAGTCGCTGATCAAGGGACTGGGACTGCTATGGCCGGAAACGTACAAGCCACCGACGTCTGAGGCTGTGTACACGAAGAACACATTCGACACCGTTGACAATCTGTTCATTGATCCCGACTGCAAAGATCCGCTGTGGGAGTCAGCTGGGTACATCATGCGAAAGCACGTCAACCCGATCTGGCAGGTCGAGCGGATGTTTGGCCTGAAGCGTGGTGAACTCGACGGCAAGGGCAAGGTTGAGTCTGCTGAACTCCATGCCCGCAAACAGGCGAATCAGGAAACCAAAGGCAACGACACTTTCGACTGCATCGAGTGGTACGAAATCTGGTCGAAGGTTGGTGTTGGGCCGCGAACGAAGCAGCTCAATCACCACATGGTGGACATGTTTGACGAGTCGGTCGGCGACTACGCCTACCTGTGCATCGCTCCCGGTGTTGAGTATCCGTTGAACGCACCACCACAGAAATACTTTGGCGAGAATCCTGCTCAGTCGGAGGACGTCAAGCAGATGTTCCAGTGGCGTTGTGCCAACTTCGGTGACCCCCTGCCCGCCTACAAGGACAACCGCTGGCCGGTCGCTCGATTGTCGTACAACCCGATTCTTGGATCTCCATGGCCGCTGGCACCGTTGGCACCGGGACTGGGTGAATTGATCGCGTTGAACGTCCTGACGTCTTCGTACGTCGATCAGGCCTGGACGAACCGCCAGCAGATCCTCGCTTACGTCAAGTCGGCATCCAGCGAACTGGAGCAGGCGTTGAGTAGCGATGAGGCATTCGTGAAGGTGCCTCTGAACGACAACATCCATCACAACATCAACGAGGTGATGCAATTCCTGACTCGCCCGAATGCGCAGATGGATCAACTCCAGGCAATGGAAGTGCTGAGTCAGAATTTCAATCGTCGCGTCGGCTTGTCTGAGCTGCAGTACGGTGAGAGTAAGACTCAGGTGCGTGTCGCGGCCGACAGCCGACAGAAGGCTGAAGCGATCAGCATTCGGCCAGAGAAAATGTCAGGCGATGTCGCTCGATTCATGACTGAGGCGTCTCAGCTTGAGATGTTCCTCGCGGCGATGCACATGCAGGGTCGTCACCTGACGCATTTGCTTGGTGGGTTCGGCGCGTCACAGTGGGACCAATACTTCAGTCAGATGCCTCTCGAACAACTCATGCGTGAGGCTAAGACTACTGTTGAGGCGTCTGAGGTTCGCCGGCCGAACAAAGAACGCGACACGGCAAACATCCAGGCACTGCAACAGTTCCTGATGCCATTGCTGCAGCAGTTCGCTCAGGACACGACCAACACAGAACCAATCAATGAATTCATCGGTCAAGTCGCTGAAGCGATGGACATGCAGAAGGCACCAGTTCAGTTGCCACCATGGCAGCCGCCAGTGGATCCTCAGCAGCAACAGATACAGCAGATGTTGCAGCAGCTGGAGATGAAGAAGACGCAGGCTGAGACGACGAACAAAGAAGCTGGCGCACAGAAGGCGATGGCCGATGCTGCCGCCACGATGATCGAATCACAGGTGCCGGGTGGCATGATTGATGAGATGAAGCACGAACAGGAACTGCGACACACGGAGGAGTCCCACACGCAGGATCTGATCCATAACGAGCAGCAACAGTATCAGGACTTGCTGTTTGCTGACCTTACCAACGATCAGGATCTTGCCGCGAAGAAGCAGCAGGCTGCCGCAGGAAGTAGCAACCCCAAATGAAGAAGACACTCAAGACACTCACGATCCCCGATGACATCAATCGATTTGGCGATTGCCCAATGCGATGCGGTGATCAGACCATTCTGGAATTCTACGTTGCCCGCGTTGCGGCCGGCGTGTCTCCCCGTATGGCTGAGGCACTGGCAATGCAGCAGGCACCGGGCATCGGAATCACGGACACAACATTCATCGCGGATCAGAATCGGCACGGCACGTCGATCCTCGATCGTATGAAGGGAAACAAACGAGCTGTGAGCCAACTCAGGCGAGACCTTGCAAGCCATGGATACAAGCTCGCTGCAGACGATCACTACATTCCCACGGTCGCACGGTTCCCCGGCGATCCGGAGGCGATCGTGAACAACAAGCAGGGGCTGGCTGATCTGGAGAAACGACTGGAATCACGAGGTACGTCGACTCAGGGCATGATTGAAGTCAAGCATGACAACAGTCGGAAGCCACCGGGCAGGAAGTATCGGCTGAACCCAAACATTGTGGAACGTCGTGTGAATGAGAAGATCAAGGCTGATCCGGGATTAGCTTTGAAACCTAAACAAGAACTTGTCGCCCAAGTTATCGAACAGCACGGCGGCGCACGTAACAAGGAGTAAGAACAGTGAGTGACAAGACTGAACCAACTGCGATCACGAACATGGATCGCGAAACAAAGTGGAAGCAAATCGAATCGGGAATAATCGCATCGATGTCGCGACCGCGATACGGGGCTCGCATCCTGATCGACTTTCTGAAACCCATCTGGGACGGCCGCGAAGTTGGTGGTGAGGCACCCGTGGCAAAGATCCCGGAAGAGATTCAGTCGCTTCCGAATCGCGTCACAGAGCTGGAAGCAAAGGTCGAAGAACTGCAGGTTCAGGTTCAGCTGCTGACTGAAGCCTCTCACGTTCATGCTGAGGACAGCGAGCCTGTTCCACCAGCTGCGACTGAGGGAACAGATCCCTTCGCCGACGCTGGAAATTGATGCTTGCTGTTGTGGATGGGTGTCGCAGTTGCAGCTGCGGCACCCAGTTTTAACTTCGGAAAATAGCTGTGACTCCAGAATTACGGCAGACCGTCACGAAACTACACGCACCGGATTAGATCAAAATGCAATTCAGCGCAATCATCCACGGAGGTGTTCAGCTATTCGGGCCTGATTCTATGCCCGGTAGCAACGGTCTCCTGCCTTCGTTCGATACAGACGGGAATTTTTCCGCGTGGGTCGCAGCAGGATCACATGCAGAAGGTGATGCCCATAGTGGTGGGAGTTCTGGCGGAATTGTCTATGTTGATACCTCTGGGAATCTTGCGACGGACGGTCCTACGATTGATGCGTCGGGAAATGTCACCGTATATGGCAACATCGCAGTATCCGGCACGGTTGATGGTCGAGACGTTGCGGCTGACGGAACCCTGCTCGATAGCATTGGTGTCGGTGGCACAAGCGGTCACGTACTGACAAGCAATGGACCTGGTCTCGACGCTACGTTTCAAGCAGGTGGTGGTAGTGGCGATGTATCCAAAGTGGGCACTCCCGTTGACAATCAGATTGGTGTCTGGACGGGCGACGGTACGATTGAAGGTGATGCAAGTCTAACTTATGACGGGACTACTTTAAGTGCGGGCATCCTCAACGCGACCGCACCTACCATCAACGACACGCCACTGTCAGTCAACGGTGCTGTCGGTCAGACAGCACCAATAGCTGTATTCAATATCGGCAGCGACACAGTTGTACAGGTATCCAATAACGGGGACGTGGATTTAGACCGCACAGGTGACACCGCTGGACCAAGCGTACAATTATCGCACTGGTCGTCGAAAACGGCGAAGCGATCAACTGTTGATTTTCGGAAGTCCGGCAGCAACACCAAGGGCGGAAACACCACCTTATCTGATGGCACCCAGATGGGTGATATATTTTGGTGGGGAAACGACGGTAACGGGTTTCACGAATCGGCTAGGATCTACGGTCTATCTGCAGGTACAACCAACAATAACACACCGGGAAAAATACGATTCGCTACGACTCCATCGGGGGCGTACACCGCAGCAGATCGCATGGAAATCGACGAGTCCGGACTCGTCTCTGTGTATGATGATCTGGCTATTACCTCACCAACCGTCCCCGCCAGTGCATCGGCAACCGGGACCGCTGGGACAGTATCGTGGGACGCGGACTACATTTACATTTGCGCCGCAACGGACACATGGAAACGAGTTGCTATCTCCACGTGGTAACGAAAGAAAATCGAAATGCCAGAACAACACATCCTACAGATCGCAGGTCACCAGACCGTCGTTGAGACTCCGACCGAAGACGCATTCGGCGCAGAGACAGTTGACGCCGCGTGCGAGATTCGCGGCTATCAGGCTGAGATTCCTAATCCTGCGTATGATCCTGCTGATCCTGATAGTCCGGAGATGATTCCGAATCCACAATCACGCGAGACGTTCCGTGATATGGACGTGTTGACATATCTGCGGCTGATGGTTGTGGAGTACCGCAAGCGAAATCGCGACATTACGCCGAATGATATGGCCGCGAAAAACGAAGCCGACCTGGCGAAGATCAACGTGATCAGCAGCGGTCCTGTTGTGTGATCTGACAGCTACAGCGTAACGGAGAGAGTAATGGCAGCAACAATACTCAGAGTTCCAATCCCAGACACAGGCACGTTCACCTTGAAGCTATATGCTTTGGGAGGAGATACGCTGCTCAATGGTTCTGGTGATTCGATCACTCGCGGAACCAACAATAAATCGCATGGGAACGCGACAGTCACAGAAGAGTTGATTGGCGTACATGAATATCGGGTAACTGATGGAAGCGATAATACAATTGTTACAGGAATCACAGAACCTTTAGTAGATGATGCCGGAACTTATCGGTGTTATGATTACGCGGGGGACATCCCAACCGTTTCTGAAACTCAATCTGGATTAGCAACCGCTGCCAACCAAGTGCTGATGATGGGGAGCAGCTTTGCTACAGGCACAGACAGTCTTGAGGCCATTCGAGATAGAGGCGATGCTGCGTGGGCTGCTGCTGATTCTGGTGTCGGTGCATTCCGGATCGAAATACGAATCAAGCTCGACGATGGCACGCTGGTTCCGGAATGCGACTGTGTCTTGACGACATCAAACACATCGCCAAACATTGACATTCACGGCAGTGCTCAGTCCGACGCGAACGCGGTCACTAGATTCGATGTCGATGCTGGCGTCTACTATCTGTGGCGGCAGAAGTCCGGGAATGACTTTGACAACCCACTCACCGTTACAGTCGATAGTTCCGGCAATCCAGTGGTAACAGGAGACTGACATGGCGATTGTCGACGCACAAGACGGACAGGTATCACCGGGGCTTCCAGCGGTTGTTGGATCGTCGGAACCATTCTCTGCGCCTCTGCTGACGTATCAGGATGCGTACGAGCACCTGCTGGACGTTCATCACCAGAACGGCAAGGACGTCAGCACGCAAGGACGCAGGATCCGCAGGGCCGTCATGGAGGCACACAGGCTGCTGCCATCATTGCACGATTGGGAATACTTTCACCGCGTTGGCAACCTCGTGACGGATGTTCCCGTAACGCTCACGGGTGTCTATGTTGCTTCCACATTGGCGATCACACTGTCTGCAGGAACATGGCCGGTAAACGCCACATACGGGACGGTCCTGATCAATGCTGTTCGGTATCCCGTTCGGCGGCGAGTCAGTGACACAGTGATTGAGTTGGAGCATGGTCCGGCCGCAGACGTCACGATCGCTGTCCGATGGCAACGGTATCGCTACCTGCTGCCAGCTGACGTCGGTGATATAACGGAGCTGATCGATCCGAAGCAGTTTCACACCCTTCGCCGCGTGACCTCAGCTCAGGCGTTCTGGCACACACAATCGACCAACGTTGATGCCAATCCATTCGCGTGGGCATTGATTTCATCGCGAGACTTCCCCGGCCGTTGGGAAATCTGGCTGTCTGGATCCGGCACGACCGTGCGGGAACTCAACTACATGTACAACGTCCGTCATGACAACCTCTCAGTGCAGGAGCTGTCGACCGGCACCGTAAATGTCACAGGCGATATTGCTACGTTCTCAAACACGATCCTTACCGATCGCTGCGTCGGTTCTGTCCTTCGTGTGGCTACTGACACACTGGTTCCCACCAGTGAGTACGGCCGCATTGAAAGGGATCTGCTGAACGGCACAGAGGAAGACGTCGTTCGACCAGGGGAGTACGAGCGAATCATCACCGCAGTCACCAGCACAACGACGGCACTGCTGTCGTCTGTGGGCACTACGGTTGCGAATCGCGGCTTCACGATCAGCAGTCACATCGACGTGAACTACGAGGGGATGCGGGAGCTGTTCCTGCGTCTCGCTGAAGAACAGTACGACATTGTCACGCGGGCAGAGAATGTGATTCAGAAACGATCACGCGCAATCCGCATCGAAGCAATGAGAACAGCAATGGCTGCAGATGGTCCCGGCCCAACTCGGCCACACTCTGGTTTTTATCGGGGTGACGTCATTTTGGATGAGAATAACTAAATGACAAGTCCAGCCACCTCAATTGAATACTGGTGTTACGACACGGCCAGAGAGATCGTGCGCACGCTGGCACGGCAGGGCGTCTTCCGCGCGATCGGCACGGACAACATCAAAACGGTTCGGCCGGAAGCTGTTATCTCGCGGTACAACCGACGGCCGGGGAAGCACGGGCAGTCAAGCGGGGGCGAGAGGGATCTGGATCTACCGGGATTCATCATCACGTACATGGGACACACACGGCCAATTCAAGCCGGCGAGAACTGTGTTGACGACGGAACACTGAAGCTGCTGGTGCAGCTGGTCGACGAAGGCGATGACCACGACGACACGAACGCGGAATCGTACTTCAATTGGATGAGCACAATTCGAGAAAACTTGCAGGGCTCAGCGCTGGAAAGTTGTCCAACGAGCCTCGGTCAAGTTTTACTGACCCATGTCGCTGAGTCTGGATCGCCAGACGAAACCGACTGGGCACTTCAAGAGAACATGCGCATGGCGCTTGTAGTTACCTGTTTAACAAGAACACCTCGATAGGAGATCGTCATGGCACTCACCGCAACACTCGGAAGCACTGTTACAGCCGGCCGCAAGGCTCGCCTTAACATTGGCGGCAAGACCTTGTGTTTTGCGAAGGCGACACCTATGTCGACTCGCGAAATCGTGTCGAACGCTGACAAAAACATGTGTGCTGATATTGATCCTTCGATCAAAAGGGCGCAGAAAGGCCGTCAGATTGTCGGCTGGAAACTTCAGCTGGATCTCACCTGGCCAATCATGGAGGTTGTGCTTCCGCTGCTGGGCGTAACAGACCTTGGTTCGAACGTCTATGAACTGGGGGCAACCGATGAGGTGGTATCTTTCGCGATGCAGCTCGATATGGGCGGAACTCTGCATGACATTGACGACTGCGTGTCAGGCAAATACGCATTGCGAGGCAGCAAGGGTGGTGCTCCAATCTCGCTGGAATGGGATGTCGTTGGCTCCGAAGAAGATAAGGGCTCGACGTTCACCGTCGACAAAGTCGCTTTCGGCGATGAGTTCGTGTTCTCGCGAACACTTTACACGCTGGAGAACGATGCTCAGGCCGATGAGGTACGGACTGCTGACCGCTTCATGATTCAGGTGGACAACAAGCTGATTGTGGAACATAACAACAGCGAGTTCATCACGGATGCGACTATCGGTGATAGGCAGGGAGTGTTCGCGACGTCGCTGCCGACCAATGCCGCCAACGACGATCTGTACTTCAGCTATCGGGACGACGATGACGGCAAGAACTCAACCGTCACTCTGGTCAACGATCTGAAGACTTGCCTGTTTGAAATGCCTGCTGGCCTAGCGGTTGCCAAGCCGGGAAGCATGACCGGCAAGGGTGACCAGATTCGAACGCCAGTAACGATGCTGCTACACCGTGACGATAACGCTGGCACTCGTATTGCCCCTTTGAAGATCACTGTCACAAATACATGATTGACGACGGCTACACGATTGAATGGAACGGATACCAGTACCGCTCTCTCATTGGCGAGGGGCGTACTGTTGTCCGGCAGTATGTGGACAACAATGGGTGGGAGGGACTCCATTCCTTTTTGTGGAAGGAACCGCATCTGTTTGGCCCATGGCCGAAGGAGACTGATCGCAACGAACTGTTCGCCCGCATGATGGAGGACACGTCTGCAGAAGACGTCGAGAATCTATTGGCGGGCATCACGTTACTTCTCACGGACCCACTGCTCGGACTTCGCAGCTGTGCTGCGTGCAAAGACTGGTGGTTCAATCAGGAAACAGGGCTTGTCGTTCTCGACGACGAGGACAAACCGAAACGACGGAAGTCATTCGTACCGCTGGCCTGTGAAGACACAATCGGCTGTGCGAAGGGGCATCACTTAGAACCCTTGGAACTGAGCGAGAAGAATCAGAAGGCATGGAGCCACTTCTTGGAATGGCGACATGTGGGCCTGCCGGAATCAGCTCGGAACTGTCCGATCGTCCGGCGTAACTGGAAATTGATGGGAAACCTGGTGGAGCAACATGGACTTCCAGACATTTGTAAGTGATTTCATGGCGCGGCAGAAGCGGAACGAATCCGCTGCGACCATGAAGGAACAAAGCAGCTTGCTTGAGGCATCTCGCCAGCAGGATCTGGATAGTCGTGTCGTTACCACCGAACAGAGTACACCTGAAGTCAAGGATGTTGATGCGCTAACGGCAGAGCCGTTTAGCTTGGAGGATCCAGAACCGGCCATGGATTCGGCCATTCCTTCGATTCCTCTGGGGGAGATCGGCCAATTGGCTGAGCCTGTTGAAGCACTGCGTGGGTCTGTGGTTAGTCCTGTCGCAGCTCATCAGCAGGCTTCCTCCCCCGGTTTGAATATCGATGCTGTCAGCCCGTCCTCCGATGCGGGTGAGGCGGCATCGGCTGCGATCCTCATGTCCGATGAGGTTCTTCGCGTGGAGCCTTCCGAGACGGTGAACGGCGCTATGCCCGAAGCCGTCCCGGAGGTTCTTCTTCGCGACCCCGGCCAGCCGGCCGCGGCGCAGGAACAGGCTTCCAGCGAGCAACTGGCTGCTGACGCCACAACTATAGGCCAGAGCATTGGATTTACCGCCACACCGACACCGACCATAACGCCACCAGGCTTCGACGCACCAGACGTCAATGAGCCACACCGGAGTCCAGTAGAGACCGCTGAGCCATCATCTCAGCAGCAGTATCCACAGATTGGAACAACACCAGCAGACATTCATGTCAGCCCTCAACTCCAGGCTGATATCAATAGCCGGACGGACGAGATCAGTAATCCAGCGTCCGCAACCACAGCCACATCAGATTCAGCCGAAGGAGCAACGACCAATGAGAAAATCGATGCGACGACTCATGAGGTACATGCTGAACTTCCTGAGCTTTTCAGGTCTGAGGGAGCAGTTGCGGCACAGCACGAATCCGCTGCTGGTGAGTCAGCAGACGTCTCTGCTTCTGAGCGATCCGTCACTGATCACGCCGAGCTGTCTGAGCGAACAGAGACTCAGCCCCATGGCGTACATGTCGCTACCCCCGAACGCCGTAGCACTGATGCAGCAAAAGCACTCAATCCGGCCTTCTTTGTAACGCCAGACGCACAGGTTATACGGCGAAGTACGGAATCAGGTGATGAATCAGTAGTCACCCGTTCATTTCGTTCACACGAAGACGCAGCGGTTCCAACGGCGAATGTATCAAGCCAAACGATCGTGCCAACTGACCTCACTGAAGATTTCGAGCAGATGATCGCATACGCGGACAGCAAGCAGACACAACTGCCTGAATCAACGATCGTGGCACCTGATGGATTCGTTCCGGACCTTCCTAAGATGCCGGATCTTTCACAGCTCACAGGTGGATCGAACGAGTTCATCACTAAGGTGGGCCGGCAACTGATGGAATGGGAGAGACGATGAGCCAGCTAGTATTCAATGGTCACTCCCACGTTCAAGACGAGGTCGGTATCAAGATTGACTCGGTCAACATTGAAGACGAATTTCGTCGTGTGATCGGCCGCATTGAAAAATGGACGATCGTCGGCGCTTTGAAGTCGACCACTGCCCCTGCTTTGCAGTCGCAGATGACGGCACTGGAAGCGGTCTATAAGACGGGGGTGGGATACGGTGACGCCACATTCACCGCTGGTGCGAATTCACACACACTGGCTAACGCTGGGGCGTTCGGCGGTGTACGTGTGAAGACCTTCGGCTACATGTCCGGCCCGTGGAAAATGCGGACGGAACTGGCGAACCGACGCAGCTTTTACGCGGTACTGCAAGCTGAGTACCGTTACGCTGAAGAACTCTACGCTTACCGTGAGAAAATGGAAATCATTGGCACTGGTGCTTCGAAGTGGATCATGATGCCGAGCCTGCAGGCACTGCCTGAGTATCAGGTGCTGAATCTCGCGACGTCGATTAAGTATGTCCAGCGGGGTGTTGCTGTCGGCCGTACTGCCGCACCATCCGCAAATCCACCGCTACTGCCCGCGATCATTCACGGCGATGTGAATCGTATTGGCATCAGCAGTCCCAAGATTATCACGACCAACGGTACGACACAGCAGGAAGAACTCTTTGGCATCGAGTGGACGTACATTGGTGAGGCTAGCGCTGTCCAGACCGTTCCAAACTTTAACTTGCCAACACTATGAGTAACGGAAGCGTAATCTACAGTGGTATCGTCGTCGCCAAGGGCGTGAAGTACACAGCTACTCGTGGTGTCACTCCTGACAAGATATCGGTACGCATGATTCCGCAGGTCACACCGATCGCAGCAGAGGGCAATCTGACGTTGGGATATGGTGCCGAGCTATTCACCCTGAATAACTGTCTGGCCGACCGCAGCAACATCATGCTGACGAAGGACGGCTTTGTCGGAACAATCGTGTTTCAGGATCGTCGCTGGCGATGGTCGCGGCAACCAGCTGTCAGCTATCACTGGAATGAACGCGGTCCAGATGGGGAGATCATCGGCGACTCCGTGAGTCTTCGGGAAATGATTGAGACGGTGCTGGGTGATCTGGGTGAGACTCTGATCGCGGCCGGCCCGGTGTCAACGTCGTTCTATCCAGAGGTGGACGTATCGGCCATGCGGCCTGACCTGCTGCTCCAGTATCTGACAGACAGCTATGGCTACTCTGTGTCGATCGGTGTGTCTGGCGATCCCGTGCGGATTCATCAGAACGGTGTGGGACTTCCGTTGCCAATCAATAATGTCATGGCGTTCAGCAGGTCTGTGGATCCGCCTACACCGCCAGCGACGGTGCGAGTTGAGTATGGCGCGTCAGTCGCACAGGCACGATTCAAGTTAATCGCAGTCGGACTGGACACGGACGGAGTCATCAAGCCCATTGACGACTTGAGTTATACGCCTGCAGATGGGTGGGAGAACACCGGGTTTGGGATGGCGGCTGTAGCCGATGAATTCGGCTATGAGGAATCGTCTCTCGCTTTGGACTGGGTTCACCGTGTTTATGCCATCAACAAGTTTGCTGACGATACACTGGACTTACCTGATGGATCCGGCAGCCTCAGCTCGATCAATCAAGTGCTGCCACTGTTTGGTGAACTCATTGAAACGAGTGTGGTAGAGGGTCGCACGACTAAAGCATCGCCGCGTGTATCTGGACGTCACACGCCCAGTCTGATCCCCTTCATCAAGGAATCGACTCTTGACCAGAAGGTTCTCAATGACTGGAAGTTCGACCGATATCGAGGACTCGTGAAGTTCGCAGAGCCTGTGTATCTGGTAGATGAGCAATCTGGTTTCCCTGATTACACAAAGGCGCAGCCTGACCTATATCTTGAAGCTGCGTTTTCAATCCGCGACATAAATACCAACCAGCATGTTCACTACAAAAAGGACATTGCTGTTGGAGGTGGAGGTTACGGATACCTTACTGTTCCATCACCCAACATTCATGCACGTACGATCGTGCAATACGACCGCCTGCACGGGGTGACCGGAACAGTCACGAATCAGACTACGCTCGACACGCTGGCAACCGGCATGGCTGCAGCTGCCCTTGGTCAGTACACGTTCAAAGCCGGCGAGATGCGATGGTACAACCGGCCTATGTGGGGTGTTCGACTGGATGGTCAGATCACTCAGATCATGCACACCATTTCTGATGGGACAGACGGGGAGCCAGGGCATTACACAGTCGTCAGTGCGAACATGGAATTCGATCACTTCATACGAACAGAAGAGGAACGACGACGAGATTTGCACCTTGCGATGGAGCAACGCAACAGTCTGAACTCCCTGGTACTTTCAACACGAAAGGCGAAGGGCAATGGTTGAACAGTCTAGCTTCCAAGGCGAAACAAACCTTCGTGACGTCATTAACTGGAAGAACACGTCAGCCGAAACTGTACCACCATTCGGCGTCGTGCAGGTCAAGACATATCACGTTGATGGATACTTCGAAATCGTGAAGCCAACAGCGACCGGAAGAGTCTTCTACCTGAATGGTCCGGCCTCAGTCCAGGCTGGGAAGTTCGGGTCGTCATTCATCTGGACGCGGCCGCAAATCGGACTCGCCACCCTGCTGCACACGGGTGAACATATTGGCAGCAACGTTGGTCCTGTTGATGGAGAGTGGGAGCTGACGTCGGCCGGCGCAGGCTTCCGTCTCATCACTGATGTTGACGCTACCGTAAAGGTCGGCATGGTCGAGCCAGCACCGCGTGAGTTGGTGGTGATTCTCGATGAAGACATAGACTCAGCCGGGAACTCACGGGAGGGCGAGAACGGCCGGGCAACGGTGCAGTGGTGGAATCCGGACAACAATCGTTTTGAACCACTTGAGGATACGACCGGGCGAGAGACACCGTACGCGATCGACGTTGAGGTCTGGAATCACAGTGAGTCTACCGATCACCTCGAAGACACATTCGGCGAAGCAAAATTCAAGCATGATCATTTCTGGTTCTTCGGTGATTGTGACCCGATGGCAGTGCGTCCAGTACCACCGGAGATTTAATCATGGAGATGCAACTTGGATGCTGCTGCTCAGGAAACTGCTGGAAAAAGTGGACACCCCGCGATGAGGTTCTGCGCCGCATTCGCGGCAACAACGCAACATTCGAAATTACAGAGCATCCGTACGA